TTGACGATGGCAAGACTCGCGTCATGAAAAAACTCTGAAAAACCTACATATCTCATGTAAGTATGTATACATCAACCAACTAGGTATTCGTAGACATCTTTCCAGCCCTTCATCAAAGGGTATTTCTCACAGTCCATGTTGTAACCGTGTTCCATGACAATAGAGTCCAGACCGAACTGGTCTCCAGCGTCTGCGTTCTCAACCTTGTCTTCGACCCAAGTATATCCCGTACCTTCGTACTGCTTCAGGACTTCGTCCTTGTCAGCACCCGTATCAAGGTAGATGAACTTCTCAAACGCAGTCTCACCGAACAACTTCTTGATGTTCATGGTTCGTAACTTCTGTGCGTTCTCGTTCTTACTCAGACTTGTGATAAGGTGAAAGACGTATCCGTGTTCTTCGTGAAGTTTCCTCACGTATTGGATTGCGTCTCGTAGTGGTGGGATGAAACCGACTGCTGCACTCTCGTTAAACTCTCGAATCAGTCTCTTGGACTCTGGCTTGCTGAGTCCATCAAAAATTTCGTGGATACCGTATGCGTTCTTGTTGACAACCTTGTAACCTTTCTCTGTCATCCAGACATCGAATGCGTATCCCCAGTTTAGCAGTACACCATCCGCATCGGTCAAGATGACTTTGTGGTACTGATCTAGCACTTTTACTCCTTACTTCTTGATTATGTTCCTATTATAACAGTAGGAACAGGATTTGTCAAGAGATTATACGTACTTAAATAGATCCATTTGATGATGCCTCAACATCTCAACCTTGTTCCCACCACCAGTATAATGAAGGAAGTTCTTGTTCCTCCACTTGTCATAGGCACTCTGTGCATTTTCGCCATAGTCCCCATGCCAGTCACGATAGTGGGTGGGGGTGTCATTCCATGTCTGATCAAGACCCAGAACCGAAAACCCGTGTTTGACCAGTTGACCAGAGATCCAAGGTTGGTCATTGTTCAGCCAGAACGGATCGTTATGTTCAATGCCGTCCAAGACATAGTCATACCAAGGATCGAACACCTCTCGTGCTTTGAGTCGTGCTTCCCTAGACCATATCAGAACCCCAGTGTTGAGTGTAGCGATACATGAAGGTCTCTGTGGGGGTTTGGTCGCCACAATGGGGATATCATGGCGAGCATACTTCTCTTCGATCAACTTGCGGGTATCATCATTGTAGTCCCACGTATTGTACCCACCTTGTTTGTCAGCGACTATGTCTGACTCATAGACACCACAGACATCATAGTCACCCGCAAGTTCAAAGATGTTCTCTTCGGTATTGGCGATGATGTCAGTATCGACAAACAAGAGTTGATCGAACTCATCGTACATCTCGTCGTAGATGCACCTCAGACATTCAAACAACAGAACCGTGTTACCGGATTTACCTGCTGTGTATACCTGCTTCTTAGAGTAGTGATGAGTTGCACCAATCTTTTCCGCATAGATGCGAAAGGATTCAGCTGATAAGTCTGCTGTCTTTCGATACAATTCCACCCTGTCGCCGTTCCCAGCTTTGTATTCTGGAACCTTACCTCGCGAGGCTGTGTCCTCGTTGGTGATCATGTATTGAAAGATTATGTTCTTCACTCAGGTAACCCTGTAGTGTACTGAGTTTTACCATCAACCCTAGATGCGGTTAGACATTGGTTTCGATTGTCCTCACCTGACCAACTCACATGAATCCAACCAGATGTTGGATCGCCCGGAACATAGAACTCTGAGATCAACTGATCGAACTCTAGATTGTCCCTGATCCACTTGGCCACCGTAAGATTGTCTGTACCGGAACACTCGAAATCAACCGCCTGGCCCTTGGAGTGTTGTGACCTTGACGATCCTCCGATTGCCTCATTGAGTGCGGGAGAACGATATCCCGATGTGATACGGGTGACTCCAAAGTGTTCCCTTACGGGTTGTACCACGTATGTGAATAATTCCTTAGCGTTTGCCAGATGTTCTAGGTTTGGACTATTGTCGATCCCCAGACGGGTTGCTGTCTGGGACTTGGTGTACTCTTGTAACGTAAAGTTTTGGCTTAGTCTTGTCATGGGATTTGTCCTCTTTCTACAATCTCTTTAGTCATTATATAGTCTCGGACAAAATCGGATCTCACGATGTCCGGCCAGCCAAATTCCACAGTGGTGAAGTTATTCATCATCTCTATGATATTCATGAAGTCTAGAATACCCTTCTTGTCCGATTCTTTTATCAAGTCGGACTGGTAGTAATCGCCACTGAAGATGATACGACTGTTGCGTCCTACTCGTGTAATTATAGAGTCCAACTCGTGATATGTAAGGTTCTGCATTTCATCAACCAAGATGATACACTCATCCAGAGTAACGCCTCGTATGAATGAGGTGGACATAAAGTTGATGACGCCTTGTTTCTCTAGCACATCATATGCACCAGTCTCATTGAACAGTTCAGTTGCGGCCGCACGATACGGTGCGGTATATGCATCAACCTTCTCTTCGATAGAGCCAGGCAGGTATCCCATCTCTCTGGTGGGAACTACGCTCCTTACGATAATAAGTTTCTCTTGTGGATAGGACTTATCCAGCACATCCTGTAACGCCAGATACATCCCCACAAAAGTCTTGCCTGTACCCGCAGATCCACAAAGAACAAGGTGATCACCTTCGTCCCAAGCATCGTATGCAGTTCTTTGATTTTCGGTTATGGGGTCGTATGTCAGGAGATGATCGATACGAAGTCGTTTCATTTGACTCATGTTTTGATGTTGTTTCCTCGACCAGAGTGTTTTTTGATGTTGCCCATCAGGTTCTTCCAGTCACCCGATGTCTTGTTGATCACGTTACCCGTGTGGGTAACAAGTGCGGGTGCACCGATACGTTGTTGCCAGTCAGGCCCCAACTCATCTAGACGCTTTTGTAGACGGGAGTAGGAACACATACATTCCTCCATCTCACCAGTCTCTTTGTTTACAATTGTGTAAAAGGGCATATTTTCATTCTCCAAAAATGACGAGGGGGCGATGAACGCCCCCACGAGATATAATCACCTACCTTATCTATACTAGACTTAGTTCTTCGTAATCGGCAATAGTTTGATTAATGAACGCCTTTTTTACCGTTAATTTATGAGCAAGATTGTCTCGACCCTTTTTCTTGAGACGGTGAATATAGTTATCAAGTTCACGGCTATCGTTCTTTAATCGCTCTATTTGGTTTCTTGGCATAAATGCGCTCCTGTTATTGTTGAAATAACATAACGAAGTTAAGATAGTAGGTTTGGAAATGCCTCCTCTACAATCTTTTTGGTCAAGCCTTTGACTGGAGGTTTCTTATCCTTCATTGCGAGCACGATCAGTGCGTCCTCCGCATGGATACTCTCCAATAACTGAATGAATCGGGTTTCGCTTCTCAGCTTACCCAATCGTTTGTTTCGATTAGTGCCCTCGACAAAATCACCGAACTCACGGTGACGAATCAACAAGGTACTGGGCACAGACTCCGGTCTATTAGGGGTGTAAGGTGGTTGGCCTTCAGGTAGGGCAAATTGGAGACGTTCATCAAAACAACCTCGGACTACGTCTTTCACCGCTGGAACCGTATTACCTTGTTTTTGTAGAAAGGCAATCTTGTCTTTTCGGTTACTCAATTTCTGGAAATCTTCAAAGATTTCAAAAACCTGTTTTTGCATAAGTTCCTCTTATGTTATTATGTATACGTGAAAGGATTTCTAAATGCGATAATATTTACAAAATTCTTCTAACATTGCTTCATATTCCGCAACGAGAAAAGTCGCAGTAGCGACTCCTTCAGCATCCTTTTCTAGTTCAGCTTCCTCAAGTTTTCCCTTTGCGACTTTGATGTATTCCTCAATCGCACCTTTCTTCTTGAGAATTTCTTCCTCGCTAATCATTATGTAGTCATTCCTTACGAGCCATCCATGCCTTAACGACAGCACGAGCTTTGTTTTTTTCCAGACCGAACTCTTCGGTCAAATAACGAGGGGCACTAAACATATTAATTTTACCCGACTCACGCAGAGCATCCAAAATGCCGAAGAAGAACTCATCCATGCTTATTTCTTTTGTCATCAAATTATCCCATTAATGTAAAGTATTGACAGCGGGGCTAGTATCCACAACCCCGCGATTAACCATTCCAATCGACCCCACTCTCTCATGCGTACACCTTTATGTAAGTGTAGTGACTTCTGTGGAAGTAGTCGGTCATCATGTCATCTTCACAGAAGTACTTGGGGCCTTTCATGGCCGCGACCAACTCCTCGAAGAACGTGGCATACTTGCCGTAACGCTCAGTCCAATATTCGTTGACATCCAACCCCCATCGAGCGGCATCTTCCTTGATCTCTTTAGCACGACCAGCACGGGTTTCCTCACCCACAGTCTTGACGTACTCTTCAACGATCTCAGTACCACCCTTGATCTTCACGACCAAACCGCTGTGGTGTTGAACACCGATAGTACCTTTGAACCCGTACTTCTTCAACACTGCTTTGATCGCAGGAGCAAGTTCTTTCTTCATTTCTTGACTAACGTAGGCCATTTCTCAGTTCCTTTCTCATTCTCAATACAAGTATTATAGACCATGCGGCAGGGTTTGTCAACCCTTTTTTTCACTTTTTTTCATTTCAAAACAAGTGAGGACACGCTCACGGTCTATGCTATCACCGTCACCCCACTCCCACTTAGCATACTTTTTAGAGCAGATCTTCAGGTAGTCCTGAATGGCTATCTCACAGGCAGCAACATTGAACCCTTCTTCGGGGTACAAACCGTCATACCCATAGAACGACAGGATATAGTTGCGGAACTCAACAAGGGCAGGGTTGTTGCGAAGGGCAACGAAGTTGGTGATTTGTGACATAAGATTTCCTTTCTCAGTTTCAATACAAGTATTATACACCCTGTATCAGAGATTGTCAAGGGCTTTTTTCACTTTTTTTAGCCTATACCTTTCTGGTCTGCATCAAAGAACCGTGTACCAAAGAACTTGAAGTTCAGTTCTTCTTCCCAATCATAGTGCTTTCCGTAATGAGACTTATTCTCATGTGGACAGACCCATAGGGGTTCGATAAAACATTGACCCCATTCCAACATGCATTCCGCGATCATCTCCATGGTATCATCTTCCAGTGCATAGATGGATTGTTGCTTCATCAGTCTGGGTAGATATCGTTTCACGGATAATCGTGAGATGTGTTCACCGAACAATGATGGAGATGCAAGACGCAGAGAGTTCACAGCTTTGGCACTCATCAGTGCGGGTAGGATGTTCCGCTCAAATGCATTTTGGTGATGATACGATAGTCCGTATCCGGTCACTCTATCACTGTAGTAACACTCAAAAGTCTGTGCACTGGTAAGGCACTGCTCGTGGGTTATCTGCATACCATCAAATGGATTCTCTTCTCGTTTCCAGAACTTGTCACTACGGACGAATGCACAGTCATCTGGATTGACCGACCACGGTTGTATGTCACCCACATCTGTCGGGAGATCGCCTGCATCCATGATATTACGGATGGTTGTAGATCCATCCATGTAGATCTTGTATGCTGGGTTGTGTTCAAAATACTTATCATGAAACCTCCTTGAAGCCTCATCAAAGTCTTCTATCCTATTTACAGGCAACTTGTCAAGATCCTTTTCGTCAAAGGTTTCCTCAACTCCAGCCCACAGTGTATCAGGAATGACCCACAATGGCAACCCTAGTTCCAGACACGCAAACATTGCAGCTAGTTGAGAAGCACCATTCCGAGGCATAATAATGGTAGTGACCTCACCTTTCCTCACGCCGTTTTGTATCAACAGATGCTTGAACTGATTGATGATCTCACAGAACTCAGTCTTAGTCAATTCATCTATAAGGATGTTGTCTTTTATAACGTCACGAGTTATCATCTTGTTTTATATTCTGGTTGATGAAAAAAAGATACTCCGAAAATTCAGTGTGAGCTTTCGCATCTGGATGACCGCCTGGATGCCAAGGTCTGTCTTGCTGAAATTCTTTTAGCGTCATATCATATTCACCAAGACCGATCTTACACTCTGGTCGAAGCAACTGAATACTATCATTTATCCAAGCACGCCAACCTTGCACCTGTTGACTTGTATTGGCGTTCTTGATCTTGGTGTTTAGTTTTAACCACTCTGTTCTTATGTGAGAGTGAAACACCCCCTGCATGACTCTGATTCCCATACCGTCACAAATGGACTGCATAGCAACCATCTTTGATAGGGTGTGTGTAAGGCCCGTACCAAAAGAGGATCTTAACGCAGTAATTGTTCTCGGTCTGCGTTTGAAGGTGTTGTGATAGTTGTAGATGGCATCGTTGCAGTGAATCCTAGTCAGATCTGGGGACATGGACATTTCAACATCATTGTTTCGACGTTCATGCCATTGAGTCATTGAAATGTGCGGGAAGACCTCCATATCATTCACATCATAGTCAGGTACCTCAAGCAAAGTTTCCTTTCGTATGGGATCAGACCATAAGATCATGACATCTGTGACATCACGCTCCTTTGCATGTTTTACCAAATAGTCTACGGTATCACGGAATATCTTATCGTTACCGCTGCCGCAGTTTGCAATATTATCCTCTACCGTATCTAATTTTCTAGCGAGTTTATATGCCCACGTAAGAGGCCAGTGAGTCATGGGATTTTCGTAACATCCCTCCAACTCATCTCCCATGGTGAAACTACACCCGTTTACTAATAACACTTAAATGTCCCCTTAACTGCTCGTAATTGATCTTTGTGTCCTGAAAGAACGGAGTCATATCAAAACCATCCGGTATATCTATCGGAATCTCTCTTTGCCTATTTAGTATGTATTGTCCATCTACAAATGAGATATCGTCATCTATGTAACGAGGTTTGTCCCACCACTCGTGATCCACCCATAGATAGGATCTCCTAGTTTCAGCACTATTTTTTATACTGACCTTATAAAAGTTATCCGGTAACACACCAAGACTATTGGGAAGTATTTTACTATTAGCATTCACATAGTTTATGAACAAAGGAATGGCGGTGTCAATACTGCCGTAGTGTGACTGAAATGCCACGTTATATTTCTTTGCTAGTTCAACAAACTCCTCGTCCATCAAGAACCCTGACATATTGATGTTCAGTGTTTTTCGGAAAGGCCCAGAGAATGAGTCGAGGAAGTCGTATAGTGTACTCTTGTTTGGTATCATAATATGACTAGCACCCAACTCATATATCCCGTGTAACCCTCTTAGATAGGATATTGATTCGTCATTGGAATTGTCGTGACCAATTGAAAAGGTGTGGTGGTTGTGATTTGAAGATTGACGAACACTCGTTACCATAAGACTGGGTAGTAGTGAGGTGAGCATGGCAGAGGCGTGATGTAGATTCCTAGAGTGAATCACTCGTGAGTGTCGAGTGAATCCAAATACCTTTATATTTCTTTTCGCAATACCAACAACCTCTTTGTGAGAGAATGTGACTGGACTAGATGGGCCTGTTGTTCCTGATGTGGAACTGACTAGAAAAGGATCGTCTTCGTATACGGGTGCTGCTTGAAAGAACTTGTGTTGCGTAGGAGACTCAGCATCGATACCGACTCCACCGTATCGCCTCATCATCTCGTCGTGTAGACCGTTATAGATTTTGGTGGTGTCTTCGGCAGAACTGTAAATATAGTAATCGGATGGGCCGTGGAGTGCAAGTTTAGTAAAAGGCAGAGACTCCTTGGTAGCGGGACTGTCTAGAATGAATACTCTCAGTCCCATCTCAGCACATGCGAGTATTGCACCAACATGTTTGACGTTGACTCCCATGATCGATATCGTAACAAGGTCACCCTTCTTCGCACCCGCATCAAATAGTCGCCACTTCATCTGGTTTATGTGAGTGTCGATATCCTCACCGGCAAATATTTCACATATGATATTACGATCTAATATGTTTGGCATGAATCTTACATCCTATGAACTCATTGTAGTATTCATCACTCAACAGAACATCGTATTGGAACTGTAGTTTTGCTTCGTAATAGGAACACTCACCTTTGGTATGACACAACCGGAGAACCTCTCTATGGAACTCCTGACCTCCTTCTACGAGGGTTTTTACCTGTTCTGAGGAACCATAGTAGTCACGCCAGTCCGACTGGACTCGTGTTCGTTTGCGTCTTTTTCTTGTTTTCGTAACAGGGAGTATCTTGGGTTTCCAGAAGAATTTCTTACCAATATACTTTTTATTAGTGCTTAACTCAGTCAAGCAGTAGACAAAGCCTTGGTATTGCTCCAAGACTTCGTCTTCTGGTTCAAACTCCTTACCTTCATATATCCACATAAAGGTATATATGCTAGTCTTGTATGGAGACTCCACACATAGGACAGTATTGGGGTTCCTCCTCACTGTCCTTGACTATCACTTCAACTTCACTTTCACATAAATTACATTCTAGTATGAAGATGGGGAGTTCGTCATCATCTATCATGCCGCAGTGGCTTCGTCAGCATCCCATCCCCAGTCACCTTCCATACCGTTAACGGAATACTCAGTAACACGTTTCTCAAAGAAGTTATCATGGGACGCACCGTTCAATACCCAGTCCAACCACGGTAGTGGATTGTCCTTGACACCGAACTTTGGTTTCAATCCCAGTTGTAGAAGTCTACGGTCTGCAATGTGACGGATGTATTGCTTGACATCTGCCTCTGGCAGGCCTTCAATCTCACCCGACTTGTACGCCAGTGTAATAAATCGATCTTCTAACCTTACGGCGTTCTTGGCCATCTGATAGATCTTAGACTTCAATTCATCATTCACGACACGGGGACGTTCTTCACAGAACTCGCGGAACAACTTTGCATTACCCTGTACATGCAGTGTCTCGTCACGGATAGACCACTCTACAATCGTACCCATACCCTTCATCTTACCGAACCTCTGGAAGTTCAGCAGCATAACAAATGATGCGAACAGAGACATACCCTCATTGAACACAGACTGTGCCAATACCAGTGCAAGACCAGTCAGGTTGTTAATGTCTCCCTCTTTCATAAAGTCGATCTTATCAGCCATCTCCTTGTACTCAAGGAATGCGTGGTGTTCCTCATCAGGCAGACCCAAGGTATCATTCAACAATGCATAGGCACGTTGGTGTACACCCTCACGGTTTGCAAACGAGGACAACATGTTACGGACTTCGTTGTTTTTGAAACGAGGAATCAACAACTCGTGATAGTTCTCTCCCACTTGTACATCAGACTGAGTAAAAAGCCGCAGTACTTGGGTGATGAACTCTTTCTCTTCTTCGGTCAGTTTGGTTCTCCAGTCTTGGATATCCTCAGACAGTTCTGCCTCATCCTCAACCCAGTGAACCTCTTCATGTTTCTTTACTAGTTCTACCGCCCAAGGATATTGAAACGGTTTGTAAGTTTTACTGAACTCTAGTAGTGCCATTTATTTTTTACCCCTCACAGGCGATACATTCGTCGCCATCTTCAGTTTCGTGGTTCTCGTTCAAGTGTTCCATCAATTCGTCCCAACCACCCACGTACTCACCTTCTAGGTAGATCTGTGGTACAGTCTTGACTTTACGACCAGTGACCTCGGCAGCAGTCTTTCCGATTTCTTTCAGGTCAATATAATCAAACGGGATTCCTCTCAGCGTCAATTCTTCCTTTGCCATAGCACAGTATGGGCAATCGTCCTTTCCATAGATTATAGTGCGAGTATCACCTTGGAGTGCGACACGCTCTACTTTCTCGGATACGTTCTCTGCTCTTTGTTTTGCCTCTGTACGCAAGTAGTACAGACCCTTGAGTCCTTCCTTCCATGCTTTCAGATGCACCTTATTGACATACGACTTCTCAGCCCCAGCAGGGAAGAACAGATTCACTGACTGTCCCTGACAGATAAACGGTTGACGTTCCGCTGCGTGTTGCACCACCCAGTTTTGATCAAGTTCATCCGCTGTCTTGAAGACTGACTTCTCTCCTTCGGTTAGGAAAGGAAGATGTTGTACCGAACCCTTCTTGGTAATAATTGATGTCCAAGTCGATTCGTTGTTTTGACCCTTCTCATCTAAGAGTTGGGTCAAGTATTTATTCTTTACAAGGAATGAACCGGCGCGTGTCCTATGTGTGTACGCATTTGCCTTGAGGGGTTCGATAGACGGAGAGGTGGACAAGATAACACCACTGGACGCATTCGGGGCGATAGCGAGCAAGTGTGCATTTCGTCTACCAGTTCCCACTCCATCAGGATATTCTCCTCTTTGTTCGGCGAGAAGTTCAGTTTGTTTGTCGGCTTCTTCTTTGATATGTCGAAAGACAACTTGATTGATTTCCTTCGCAGCCTCAGACTCCCATGCAACGCCGTGCTTCTGAAGTAGGCTGTGGAATCCCATCGCCCCAAGTCCGATAGATCGTTCGCGTTCTGCACTATATTTTGCGCGTTCAATTGTATTTGGGGCTTCATCGATAAAGAACTGCAAGACGTTGTCAAGCATAGTAATGAGATCACGAACAATACTCGTATCTTTCCATTCATCGTAGTACTCCAAGTTTAGACTCGACAAGCAACACACCGCAGTACGATCTGCGCTTGTAGGAAGATGAATTTCATTACATAGATTAGACCCGTGGATCTTTAGTCCACGATCTTTTAGTGACTGGGGTAGGGACGCATTCGCAGTATCAATGAAGTTTAGGTAGGGTTCACCAGTACGGAATCGAATCTCAAGGATACGCTCCCACAGTTTACGAGCATTGACGGTTTCTTTTACACTATCGTCTTTTGGGTCACGTAGACTAAAGTCTAGATTCTTTGTCACCGCTTCCATGAACTCGTCGGTAATGTTGAGTGCATTGTGTAGATTCAATGCCTTACGTTGCACATCACCCGTGGGGATACGCATGTTCATGAACTCAATGATGTCTGGATGGTGGATATCCATGTACGCAGCGTAGGAACCCTTACGAGTCTTACCCTGACGATACGCAATCATGTCAGCATCTACTGTGTGTAAGAAGGGTATAGGGCCTGGCGCAATGTCTGACACGGTACGCACATCACTCCAATGACCTCCAACACCACCACCGTATACACTAAGCCAACGTAACTCAGAAGAATGGCCGATAAGACCTTCCAACGTATCTGGTACATAAGTGAGGAAACAAGAGATAGGCATTCCCTTGTCTTTCTTGGTGCCATTCGGAGCATTGGATAGAACCGGAGACGCGAACATGAACCACTTATTAGACACATAATCGTACAACCTTTGTGCAAGATCTTCGTCCATTTCGTTTCGGTACTTAGACCATGCTTCTGATGCCCTTTTGAATCCCTCTTGAGGACTCTTCTCATAATCACGTAAATAAAAGTCTTGTAACATTCCTACTGCGTATTCAGCGAGGAGACTATCTTTCTTTTTATCAATTTTGACGGGCATCTATTTTTCCATGGTGTGCGTTTTATCGGAGGGTAATAGTATATATCACCCCCGCATTTTTTAGATCAGGTATTATACTCTCTTGGTGGAAAAAAGTCAATCTTTTTCTGAGATTTCTTCTTCTTTGGGTTTGCGCTGGATAGCGCCTTCGTAGTAGGCTATGATTGCTTTCTGTTGTTCCATGTATCGACGGATCTCAGCAATATTGAGTGCCAGTGTCTCATATGAACGTACACTGAATGCGTAGAATACCCACTCTTGTCCGTTATCTTTCTTGTAGACTTTGATGAATTCGTCCCAGTTCTCTTCAGTCACCACATAAATCTTGGGATGATTCAGAGACACCGGCTTAGGGGCAACCTGTAGAGGTATCTTCTTTTCGATAAACTTCGTCTTGACAACAACCTCTGGTTCGGGTGGTTGTCTACCAATCAGTGAACACCCACTAATTACTGGTAGAAGCAGAAGTAGCAGCAGCGCCGCTGATAGTTTCAATTTCATTCCATACCTTCTTCGTAGCATTGTTGACCCTTGTTTCAATCATCCCAGGCTTCTTCAGACTGAGTAGTGTGAGGTCATGACGTTGTAGTTTACTTCGCAAATTGTCCGTATAGACTTCCGCTTCTTGTAAACCAATCTGTAGTTCTTGGTTTCGTTCTGTCATCTCTTGTGCGAATAACTGCGCTTCTTCTAGAGCCTTCTGATTCTCTTCCGCAACAAGTTTGAGTTTGACATTATTTTCACGCAGAGTTTGGATACGCTCTTTCATATCATTATACTCGCGGTAGACGCCAAAGGCAACAGCACCGACCAGACCGAATATGAAAATAAACAAATAGACCCTAATCAAGTGCCTTTGCTC